GCTTTGGGGTAGGCCAGAAGATCGGCCACATTGGGATCTGATGATAGCACATCCGCCTTGCACTTATCTGTGTTCCTCTGGGTTGCATTGGAACAAGCGCGTTTCCGGCCGGCAGCAAGAGACAGATCGCGCGCTGGACTTCGTGCGTGAGTTGCTGAATGCGCCGATTGAAAAGATCGCTTTGGAGAATCCGGTTGGCTGCATCTCCACAAAGATCCGGAAGCCGGATCAAACGATTCAGCCGTGGCAGTTCGGTCATCCTGAAAGCAAGGGCACTTGTCTTTGGCTCAAAGATCTTCCGCTGCTAAAGCCGACCAATGTTTTGCCGATGCCGGCAAGTGGTCGATGGGATAACCAAACGCCGAGTGGTCAGAACAAATTGGGGCCGAGTTCGAATCGGTGGGCGATACGTTCAAAGACTTATTCTGGCATCGCTGAAGCGATGGCGGAACAGTGGGGAGCGATTGCATGAGCGCCGAGGAAAATCTACTAACCGACTTCCAACTCTCGCAGCCCGACCGCGCGCCAATCTACGACTGGGCACGTCGCAACGTGCAGCTGCCGGAGAGTTACGCCACGCCTGGACCATTCAACGTGCGGCTGTCGCCGTGGCTGGTGCCAATCTTTCAGGCGCTGCAGAATCCGCTGATCCGGCGCGTACACTTCCGCAAAGCAGTTCAAATCGGCGGCACGCTGGTCGCTGATGTCTGGCTGCCGTGGATCATCGCGAACGATCCGGGACCGATCAGCTGGACGATGCAGACCGACGACATGGTAGAGCGTCACGCCAAGACGCGGCTCTGGCCTTTGCTTGAGCGTTGCCGGCCAGTGGCTGCTATGCTTCCCAAACCTGGACCGCACCGCACGACGACCGAGATTTACTTCGGCGGCTTCTTCCTGACCTTAAACGCGGCCAATCTGTCGACGCAGCAAAGCCAGAGCATCCGCTACAAAATCAACGACGAGATCTGGCTTCCACGCTGGCAAGAGACTTACGGTCACGCTATCGCGCGCGTGAGTAAGTTTGAGGAGGTCGGGCGCTCCAAGGTTTACAACGTGTCGCAGGCTCCGATCATGGACGAGCAGACCGGCAACGTGGAGCACGCGAGCTACACTTCCGGCAACCAGCAGGAGTGGCACGCAGAGTGTCCCAGCTGCCACAAGCCGCACGTCATCGCGTTCGATCAAGTGGACGGTAGCAATCGCGCCGGCGTCGTCTGGGACCGAGCAGCGAAGCGCGACGATAACTCGTGGGACGTGGCCCGCGCGGTGGAGTCGTGCCGCTTCCGTTGCATTCACTGCGGCTATGAGTCGAGCGACTCCGATGCTACGCGCGAGGCATGGAAGAAGTCCGGCCACTATGTGCCGCAGCGACCGGACGCCACGGCAGAGGTCCAATCCTTTCGCATCGAAGCGCTAGTCTCGCGTCCTATGCGCCTGCTAGTGGAGGACTGGTGCGAGGCCGAGAACCATTCACTGCGGACTGGCGACGATCAGATGCGCATCGACTTTCGAACGAAGCGCGAGGCCAAGCCGTGGCTGGTTACAAAGAAAACGATCAACCTTTTCCTGAAGGACTCTGGCTACACGACGGCGCAATATCGTGCCGGCGAGAAGATCGACAACGAGGTCATCCGGTTTATGGCGTTGGATCGTCAGCTGGATCATTGGTGGTGCGAGATCGGCGCGTTCAGCACGGCGACTGGTCCGCGCTATCGCCAGCTATGGTTTGGCCGCATCGACACGCGGGACCAGCTGCGCGAGATGCAGCGCGTCTATCAAGTACAGGATGCGTGCGTGGCGCAGGACAGAGGATATCGGCCGAGCGATGTGGACCGCGATTGCGCCGAGTTTGGCTGGCGAGGAATGCGTGGCTATGGTCGCAAGACGTGGACCATGCGCGACGAGCACAGCGACAAGCTGGTCAACTTTCCGTTTTCAGAGCCGCGCGTGAGTGACTACCGCGGAGGCGATGTCTACTTTTACGAGTGGTCCGGCGACTACTTCAAAGATACGCTAGCGGTGGCTCTGGATGGTAAGGGCGATCTAAAGTGGGAAATTCCCACCGACGCGAACCCGCTCTACCTCGAGCACCTCAAGGGCGAATCGAAGGTAGAGGTCCGATCCGGCGTTTGGGAGTGGCGCGAGGTGCGCAGTAACGCGCCCAACCACGGCCTGGACACGTCGGCCATGCTGCTTTGTATGGCGACCATCGCCGGCGTCATTCGGTACACGCCGCCTCCGGATAAATAGGATTAACGCTAGCGCGGTCCACCGTCAAAAGGTTGGACAGTTGCCGCTTTTACATGGGCAACGATAATCCGTTCGAAGGACTGGATAGCGCGACGTTGGCAACGCTGAAGACTGAGACCATCGCAGCCATCCGAGCCGTGCTGGTGAATTCGTCCTACAGCCTGAACGGAAAAAGCGTGACCCGTGCGGATTTGACCCGCCTCAACATCATGCTCGGTCAGATTCAGTCGGCCATCGACTATCAGGCCGGCAGCACGACCGATCAGACTTTCGTTTCTTTCAACGGCAACTAACATGGACTTCGACGCTTCAAAGGTCATCAGTTCTGCGCCTTGGTATGACAAGGCCATCTCGGCCATCGCTCCGGCCTGGGGCTTGAAGCGCATGGAGTCGCGCGTGCAGGCTGCGCTGTTCAACTACAACGCGGCCATGACGAATCGGCTGTACGCTCCGAAGCAGTACGGTCTGCCGAGCGAGTCGTCGACGACGGTGCGCGACCGCATCGTGATGATGTGGGAAAGCCGCGACCTCGTGGAGAACTTTCCAGAGGCGCGCGAGATCAGCCGCAAGTTCGGCAACTACCTTACGCCGCACGAGTACAGCCCGACGACCGGCGACCGCGAGTATAATGCCATCGTCGCGGAGTACTTCCACGAGTGGTGCAAGACGTGCGACGTGACCGGTCGGCACACGTTCAAGAAACTTATCCAGCTGGCGGCAGAACAGCGTCCGGTTGATGGTGATTGCGGTGTCGTGATTCGCCGCGTGGATGGCGAACTGAAGATTCAGCTGGTGCCTGGAACGCGCATCGGCAATCCGAACCTGCTCGGCTCGGAACCGAACAACTATTTCCAAGGAGTGTTCACGAATGAGTTCGGTCGGCCGGTGGCCTACCGCATCTTCCGCGTGACGCGCGAGGGAGTATATTATGATCCAGAAGATATTGAAGCTCAGTTTTTCTGTCATTACTTCGATCCGTTCCGCGTGGACCAGTATCGCGGAATCACTGACTTCCACGCTGCAATCCGCACGGCTCGGATGCTCTACGAGATTCTCGAAGCTGAAAAGGTTGGTGTCCGCTTTGCTAGTCAGCAGGCCGCCCTCGTATTTTCCGACCGAGGAACTGCCAACCCACGAAACTTGTTTACGCCTAATCCCGCGCAAACGCTCGCGAACGGGCAAACGCAGAAAAACGAGGAGTCGCAAATAGGTCAGATACGGTACTTCGGGACTGCGGACAAGGTCGAGGTAATGCCTTCGCGACCGAGTGCTGCGTTCGAAGGATTTGTCCAGCACCTGATGCACGAGATTGCCATCGGCGTCGGCATTCCGGAGGGCGTTCTCTTTGGAACGCAGAACTACAAGGGGCCGAGCGTGCGTGCAGACTTTGCCGCGGCGGATCGAGTGTTCACCCGCCATCAAGGGATCTTGCAGGACAAGGTGCTCGATCCGATCAAGAACCAAGTGATTCTAGACGCGATTGCGCGTGACTTGATTCCGCCTCCTCCGCGCCGTGATGGCGAGACGGTGGTGCAGGCCATGAAGCGCGCGACCCGCGGTGAGTGGCGCTTTCCGGCCAAGCTCACGATTGACATCGGCCGCGAGTCCGCAGCCAACCTGAACGAGAACAGGCAGGGCGCGAAGTCGTTGCAGGAGATCGCAGCCGAGGAGGGCACCGATGCGTTTGGTCGTCTTGAGCAGATCGCCATTGAGGCGTCTTTCGTTTCCGAACTGGCGCAGCGATACAACGTGCCGGAAACGGCGATTCGCTTGGTCACCAATGCGCTTCCCAGCACGCCGGCAGCTGCCGCGGCTACGGGCGAGAAGGTCGGCGCAGAGGCTGCGGCCGCACAGGTTGCAAGCAGCACCGACGCTGCGCCTCAAGCATCAGAAGCAGATTCTGAACTATCCGATAACCGTATCGTCATCGACTTTGCCGAGGATGGCTACGTTCCAAACGAGTCAATGGTAGCCAACGCGAAACGCGCGCTGGAGGTCCGCGAGTCTAAGCCGGCTAGCCAGCGTGGCATGACCTCGGTGGGTATCGCTCGCGCGCGAGACATCATCAACAAGCGTGCGCTGTCAGAGGACACGGTGCGCCGCATGAAGGCGTACTTTGACCGCCACGAAGTCGACAAGAAGGGTGCGACCTGGGACCAGCAGGGGAAAGGGTGGCAGGCCTGGAACGGCTGGGGCGGTGACGCCGGCCAGACGTGGGCCAACGCTATCGTCGAGCGGCTGAACCAACGTCAGGAAGCATCAAGCAAATTAAGCAGCAAGGACTGGCTCGCGTCACTTGCTTCGTATCGACGCGAACTTGAGCAAAACAAGCAGTTTGTTCTACCGACGCCTGCTATCGCAGAAAACAGCGAGGAGTTCCTTGCACGATGCATGAGCGACTCAAAGATGGTCGGTGAGTTTCCCGACGAATCTCAGCGCTATGCAGTTTGCCAGCGTCAACTGAATCCGACCTCCTAATTCATGGACACGCAAAAGCAGATCGACCACCTCATTGAGTTGGCGATTGAGCATCGCGGAGAATTGTCGCGCATCGTTGCGACGCTTCCGCAACTCAAGTCGCAGATGCGAGATGAGCTAGCGCTCGCGATTGAGGACATCGAGCCGCAGCTGCGGTCTGAACTTGCGGAGTTTTGCGCGAAGTCGGCGCAGAATGAAGTTCAACAACTGGAGGGACGAATCGGAGCGAAGATTTCGGACCTGCTTTCAAAACTTGAATTGTCGGTTGGCGCGAAATATTCCGCGCTGATGGCAGAGCGCGAGAAGAACGCGCAGCTGCTGGAGGTTGCGGAGCAGCGAATCCTTTTGGCTACCGCTGAACTGCCGGAGACGGTCACGCGGATTCTCGATGAGCAGATCAAGGCGCGCGAGGAGTTTGCCGCGCCTCGGACGCTCACGCCGCTCGGCAAGTGGACGGCCGGCGAATATGAAGCGCTCGATGTCGTTTCGATTAACGGTGATTCCTACATTGCGAACCGTGCGACGCGGGAGAAGCCGAGCAGGTCAGCAAAGGACTGGACGCTCTTGGCTGCACGCGGTGCTGGCGGCGGTGGTTCGAATATTAACTCGCTGACGGATCTGACGGGAACGCCGGCGGCTGGTCAGTTGCTCATCGGTAACGGCGGCGACTTCCAGCTGAACACGTTGACCGCTGGGTCGAACGTAACGATCACGAACACCGCCGGAAATATTACGATTGCAGCCACTGGTGGCGGAGGCGGAGGCGGTACGGTCACAAGGGTTGCAGCCACGGGAGATGGCGCGATCACGGTCGGAGGCAGTCCCATCACGACCAGTGGCACCTTTACTCTGGCGCTCGCGAGTACGGCTGTAACCGCTGGCAGCTACGGTGCGTCTAACAAGGTCGGCACGTTCACGGTCGATGCGCAAGGTCGGTTGACCGCAGCGTCCGATGCCAACATCAGCATCACGACTGGACAGGTGTCTGGCTTGGGCAGTGCTGCGTTGCAATCGACGACTTACTTTGCTCCTGCGACGGTTGGAACGTCGATTCTCTACGGGAACGGCAGCGGTGGCTTTGCTTCTGTCACGGTCGGGACTGGACTTACGTTCAGCGCAGGCACGCTGGCTGCAACGGGTGGAGGCGGTGGCGGCACCGTGACCAGTGTGGCGCTGACGGCAGGAACCGGAATTTCCATCAGCGGTGGGCCGATCACAACCAGCGGAACCATTGAGGTCACGAACACGGCACCGGATCAGACCGTCGTTCTTACGCAAGGTGGTACGACGACCATCACCGGAACCTATCCGAACTTTACCATCAGCAGTGCCGATCAATACGTTGGCACTGTCACGAGCGTCGCGTTGACGGCCGGAACTGGAATTTCTGTCAGTGGCGGTCCGGTGACTTCAAGCGGAACGATTCAGGTTATCAACACCGCGCCCGATCAAGTTGTGGTTTTGAGTGGATCTGGGACGACGAGCATCACGGGCACTTATCCCAACTTCACAATCTCAAGTGCGGATCAGTATACCGGAACAGTTACGAGTGTCACTGCGCAGGGAAGCGCTGACATCTCGGTCACTGGTGGACCGATCACTACCAGTGGCACGCTGTACTTTTCACTCAGCGATACGAGCGTAACGGCTGGCAGCTATGGTACGGCTGGCAGCGTTGCATCGTTTACGGTGAACGCAAAGGGACGAATGACGGCTGCCGCGGCTGTACCGATTGCCATAACCGCTGGTCAAGTGTCAGGCCTGGGCAGCGCTGCGTTTGAGTCCACAACGTACTTCGCACCTGCCACGACCGGCACGGCGATTCTGGCCGGCAACGGTTCGGGCGGATTCTCGTCTGTTACCATTGGCACTGGCCTTACCTACACTGGCGGCACGTTGTCTTCGCTGGATGTTGGCGGAACGGTCACGAGCGTCGCGCTCACGGCAGGCACGGGCATTTCGATTTTTGGTGGGCCGATTACTTCGAGCGGCAGCATTCAGGTCACGAATACCGCGCCAGACCAGACCGTCGTCCTTACGCAAGGCGGCACAACGACGATCACTGGGACGTACCCGAACTTTACGATCAGCAGCGCCGACCAGTACGTCGGCACCGTGACGAGCGTTTCGCTGACGGCCGGAACTGGCATTTCCATTTCTGGCGGTCCGGTTACGTCAAGCGGCACCATCGAGGTGACCAACACGGCTCCGGATCAGACCGTTGTTCTCACGCAGGGCGGAACGACTACGATCACGGGCACTTATCCCAACTTCACGATCTCATCGGCCGACCAGTACGTCGGAACGGTCACGAGCGTTTCCCTGACCGCAGGAACGGGAATCTCGATCTCGGGCGGTCCGATCACAAGCAGTGGTGCAATCGAAGTCATCAACACGGCACCCGATCAGACCGTTGTGCTGACGGGCACGGGCACGACAAGCGTGACCGGAACGTATCCGAACTTCACGATCAACTCGGCCGACCAGTACACAGGCACGGTCACAAGCGTGACGGCGCAGGGCAGCGCTGACATCTCGGTAACGGGAGGTCCGATCACGACGACTGGCACGCTGTACTTCGCGCTGACTGATACGAGCGTCACGGCAGGTAACTACGGATCAGCAAGCTCGGTTGCCTCAATCACGGTTGACGCAAAAGGACGCATCACGGCGGCCTCAAATGTTCCTATCGTGGTCAGCAATGTTTCGCTGACGGCGTCGGTGACTGGGACGCTGCCGGTAGCGAATGGCGGAACTGGATTGGCTTCGGTTACGGCTAACAACGTTATCCTTGGGAACGGCACGACGAGTTTTCTTACCGTCGCGCCTGGTACTAGCGGCAACGTTTTACAAAGCAACGGCACAACCTGGATCAGTGCTGCTGCTGGCGGCGGTGGGGTGTCCGTGACTGTTTACACATCAAGCACGACGTGGACGAAGCCAACTGGCGCTAAGGTCGTTGAGGTGATCTGTATTGGTGGTGGCGGCGGTGGTGCTTCTGGTCGTAAAGGCGCTGCATCTAGTACAAGACTAGGTGGTAGCGGTGGAGGTGGTGGCGCTTGTGCGAAAAACACCTTCAATGCGGATTTGCTTGGCGCGTCTGAAACGGTTACGGTTGGAGCTGGCGGAACAGGTGGAGCAGCAGTTACTGCAAGCAGTACTAATGGCAACGCTGGCAATACTGGCGGCGATTCTAGCTTCGGAAATTGGATCATAGCGCGTGGCGGCGGCGGCGGAATCGGAGGAATTGTCGCCTCATCACGGGAAGGTGGCGATGGTGGAAGCGTCACGCGCGGGGATCAAGCTAACTTTCAAACCAATTCCACAACTGTTACACAAAGTGGCGGAGTAGGTAGGAGATCGGCAACCGCAGGCTTATCTACTGAGTGGGGAGGTGCTTCCGGCGGTGCTTCAAACCTCAGCACAATGACTGGTGCTGGAAGTTCAATTTATGGCGGTTCTGGTGGCGGCGCAGGAGCGGGAATTACTGACACAAATATTGTGGTACAAGGTGCTGCTGGAGGACAAGGAGGCTTTTATGCAGTTGGAGGCGGTGGTGCGCGAGGTACATCTGGCGGAAATGGATCAGCCGGAGCCGGTCCGACGTACTCTCTGTGCGGAAACGGAGGCGGAGGCGGATCAGCTACCACGACCGGACCGGTTGGAGCTGGCGGCGCTGGCGGTCGTGGTTGCGGAGGCGGTGGCGGTGGCGCGGGAGTCAACGCCGTTGTTGACTCCGGAGCAGGCGGCAACGGTGGCGACGGCGCGGTAATCGTGATTACTTACCTATGAGACACTTTTTGATTTCTCCGGAAAAGGAGGTAAACTGCATCTTGTGGGACGGTGCATCGCCGTATCCTGTAGCTGCTGGTTGGCTGCTGCTCAACGAGGTAGACTTCGCGACGTGGCGTGCTGACAATCCGCCTCCGCCGCCGCTTCCTGGGCCTGTTCCAGAAGCGGTTGGTCCTGCGCAGTTGCGGATCGCGCTGCGCCGTCTGCACAACATCAAGCCGAACGACGTGCTCGCTCTGATCGCTGCCATCGAGGACGTCGACAAGGAAGCCGAGGCCGAGATCTTGTGGGAATACGCGGCAGAGATTAAGCGCACGCATCCTCTGGTTCTCTCCTTTGGCTCTGCCTTCAGTCTCACAGCAGAACAGATCGACGAGGTATTCCGCCAAGCTGCGCAGATCTAGTTTAACGCCAGCGCCTTTTTTGATGAGTTGGATAACGGAACTGCTTTTTAACGCTGGCTCTGGCGGTCTGTTCGGCATGGTCGGCAGCCTCGCGACGACCTGGATGCGCCTGCGCGAGAAGAAGGTAGACAACCAGTTCCAGTTGGAATTGCTCGACAAGCAAGCAGCCAGCGCCGAGGCCGTCTCGTCATGGCAAGCGTTCACGGCATCGCAGACTGCTAGTGCCGCGGATATGAGCGAGAAGGTGGCAACCTGGGCCGCCAACGTTCGAGCGGTGACTCGTCCTATCCTAACCGCATTCCTCGTCGTCGGTGCGTTTGTTGCTGTGCTGATCATTGACGACCCGGTCGTGCAAGCCAACGCACTCCAGTCCTTTCAAATGCTCGCCGGAACCTCAGTCGCGTGGTGGTTCGGTTCGCGCATGACCAGCCAAATCTCGCCGCCGCCGCGCAAATGAGAGATCGAGTCGCAATCATCCTGGCGCTAGGCGCTGTCGTGCTTGTGCTGACGATTGCACTCGGCGCTTTTGGCCGCGCCTTCTATCTTGCCTACCGACTGGGCGAAGATCACCCAATCAGTGACGCAGCGACGCAACTCCTGACGGCTCTGGGTTCTTCGCTGGTCGGCGGTGCTGTTGGTTATCTTTCTGGAATTCGACGCAAATGAACGACCACGCCGGAGTTAAACTGTTGTTCGCCAACGCCGGCGCATGGGTCGGCACGATCATCAGCCTGCAAAACGTGCAGGTGGTTATCGCCATTCTCTCCGGTCTGGCCTCAATCGGCGTGTCCGTTCTGTCGATGATCTGGCTGCACAAGAAGGTCAACGGCCTGAATAAGAAGGACAACGACGGTCTGTGATTTTACGCTTGCGGTAATTGTGATGACCGAAGCGTTCCCCTGCTACTTTGCCCGTGGCTTTGTCGGGCAGATCGACGAATCGACCGGAGTCATTCACGACGTTGCCGTCATCACCGAAGGACGCGCACTGGGCCACGGTGTACAGATCGACGCCACGACGCTTGAGCAGGTCAAGTCGCAGGCCGAAACCTACTCTGGTGGCCTCAAGGTCAAGATGGATCACGGCGGCGGTGCTGCCGACATCGTCGGCTATCTGACCGACTTCCGCATCGCCGGCAACAAGCTGATCGCCAACTTCCACGTTCTGCAGAACACGCCGCACCGCGCCTACATCTTTGAGATCGCCGAGAAGATTCCGGACACGTTCGGAATGTCCATCGCCTTCAGCGGTCCGACCGAACTTGCAAACGACAAGAAAACGGTCCTTCAACGCTGCTCGGAAATCTACTCTTGCGATCTGGTCAGCGAACCCGCGGCAAATGCCGACGGGCTGTTTTCGATGAAATCCGAAGAACTTTCCCCTATGAACGACGAAGACAAGAAAGCCATCGCCGGCATGATTGAGTCGGCCATGATGGGCCTGGGCGAGCGTCTCTCCAAGCTGGAGTCGATGCTGCCGAAGCCTGAAGACAAGGAGGTCGCTATGGCCTCCCGTAACGACGAAATCAAGCTGGCCGCTGAGGCTGCTGGTCTCGCCGCTGTCAAGGAGTTCGCCAAGTCCTTTGGCGCTCCGGTAACCAAGGCCATCGCCTCCGAAGCTCCAGCTGCTCCTGCTCCTGCCGCTGCGCAGAAGTTCGAGGAGTTGGTTGCCGCCAAGGCGACGGAACTTAAGAGCAAGAGCGCGGCCATCGCGTTCTGCGTCCAGAATCACAAGAACGAGTACGCTGCCTACCGCACCCGCGTTCAGGCCGGCGAGATCGTGAAACTCTAATCACCCACCATGAGCACCCAATACTTCGGCACGGGCTCGTTCCTTGCCAACGCGACCATCACCGCATTTCGCGCTGTGGTGATCTCCACGAACGGTTCTGTCGGTCTCGCTGCTTCTACCGGCAGCGTTGACGGCATCGCGCAGATCGACGCAGCTTCCGGCGACTACGTCACCGTGAAGTTCTTGAACAACGGCGGCACCCAGAAGGGTACGCTGGTCACTGGTCCCGTAACGGTTGGCGACACGCTATATCTTGCCGCGTCAGGCCAAATCAGCCCCACCGGGAGCGTAACCGTCGGCAAGTCGCTTACGACCGCCGGCACCGATGGCTCGATCATCGAGTTCATCGCTAAGAACCTCTAATAGCACCCACCATGTATACGAACGCTGCTGCAATTTTCCGTGGCGATCTCGCCGGTGTTGTTGAACAGGCCAAGGACTTTGAGTCCAACCTGATCGGCACCCGCGTAATGCCCATTCTCAATGTTCCCGTCCGCGCCGGCCAGTATCCTTCCTTCAAGCTGAAGGAGGGCCAGCTGCTCAAGAGCGACGTGAAGAACCGTTCGCCGTATGCGACCTACGCTCGCGGCACGCGCGCCTTCACGCAGGAGACGTACACCGCGCTGGAGTACGGCTACGAAGAGGCCGTAGACGATACGGTGGCCTTGGACGTGTCGCGCTTCTTCGACGCCGAAGTCGTTGCGACCAAGCTGTGCCTCCGCAAGCTGCTCCTCGCGCACGAACTCCGCGTTTCAAGCGCGATCTTTAACGCGTCGACGTTCACCTCGACGAACTCGGGCACCGCGTACACGACCGCGAATCTCGCGACGTTCGACGTGGGTCTCGATGTCGAGTCCGCGATTGACCGCCTCCTGGCGCTGGGCGAAAGCCGCGACAACCTCCGCGTTGTCATGAGCAACCCGGTCTGGACCCGCATCAAGGCGTCCACGAAGTTCCAGAACCGCCTCCGCGGTACGGGCCTTTCGACGGACACCATCCTCAACGCTTCGCAGCAGGCTGCCTCTGAGGTCTTCGGCGTTGCCGAGACGCTCATCGGTCGTGCCAGCTATGACAGCGCGAAGGAAGGTCTGGCGTTCTCCTCCGCTCAGGCGTGGTCGAATGACTACATCTGGGTCGGTTCCGTGACCGATGCATCCTCCGGCTACTTCGGCGGTGGCGCTGGCTTCACGCTGAACTGGTCCGAGTACGGCAGCCCGACCGGCGTCTTTACCTACCGTGACGAGGCCATCAAGAGCAACATCGTGCGTGCTTCGCACTACGTTGCCGAGAAGGTCGTGAACACGAATAGTGCGCAATTGATCGGGACTCAGTATAGCTAAGATTTGTTAGGGGTCGTTGTGTTCACGCCCCACTCGGCTTCGGCTGGGTGGGGTTTTTCTTTTTTGACGTTCTCAACCATGCCATGCGCATTTCGCTCTGTGTCATCTGCGGGAACGAACAGCACCACATCGGCCGGATGCTGGACTCATTCGCTCCGGCCTTCGACGAACTGTCTCTAGTCCGAGCCATCGGCTCGCGGAAACCCGACGCTACGCTGTCCATTGCTCGCTATTGGTGCGAGAACAACGGAAAACTGTTCATCTTTTCCGAGCATCAGAACCAGTACGGCGCCGAGAAGTGGGAGCACGTCGACAGCTTCGGCGAGGCGCGCAACGATTCATTCCGGCAGGGCACGGGAGACTGGCTGATCTGGGCCGACTGTGACGACATCATGGACGGCGCCGACCGTCTGCGCGAAACGCTGGCAGGCGTCGCGGCAGAGGTGGCAATGGTGCGCTTCCTCTACGATGTCCGCGGTACGAATAAGAAGCTATATCGTGAACGGGCCATGCGTCGTGCAAGTTTCCACGCTGGCCGCAAGTGGCACCACGATGTCCACGAGAACCTGCTCCTGCTTGCCGGAGACAAGCACCAAGACCTTAACGATCCGGTCTGGGTCCACGCACCGCTCGAGGTCAAGCGGGAGAACCGCACGCGCAATCTGAGGATCCTGCGCAACTCGGTTCGCGACACGGCCGCGCAGTATTTTTACCTCCACCAAGAGCACTACTGCTCGGGCAACTACAAGGCCGCGGAGGAGTTTGCTAAGATTGCGCTGTCCATGCCGAATCTTATGGACTCGTTCAAGTACGAGGCGCTGCTCAACTTGGCGCGCTGCTGCGGCAATCACCGCGACGCCATTCGCTACTGCCTCGAGGCGCACGGCGTGTTTCCCTGGTGTCGCGAGGCGCTGACCTCGCTTGTCCTTCTCTACTTTGAAAAGCAGGACAAGGAACGCGCGTTCTACTGGGCCGAGCAGGCGCTGCTGCGACCGGAGCCGCCAGACGATATTCGGCCGTGGACGCACGAGGCCAAGCATTACGGATGGTATGGCATCGACCTCGCCGCGCGTGCAGCGCGTTACGCCGGCAAGATGGACCGTGCGGCTGAGTTGCAGGCCATGTTTCACAATCACTCGCGGCCGACGATCTCGCTGATCCATGCGACCCGCGGTCGATCCAGCAAGGCCGTGGCGTGCCGTGATGCGTTCCTTCAAAGCGCCTTCAATCCAGCCAACGTGGAGCACATCTTCTGTGTCGACCTCGACGATGAAGTATCAATGGAGATGTCGCAGCAGTTCGAACACGTCGTTTCAGATCAGCGCAGCTGCGTCGCGGCTTGGAACAAGGGAGCGCGCAAGGCGTCTGGCGATCTCATCATTCAGCTATCCGATGATTGGCTGCCTCCGCTGCACTGGGACTTGCGACTGCTTGAGCTAGTCGCGAACCGCGATCTGGCAAAGGAAGAAGTCGTCATCGCAATCAACGACGGCGCGCGTAAGGACTCGCTGCTGTGCATGGCGATTATGTCGCGCGGCCGCTGGGAGAAGCAGGGCGATATGTTCTACGCTGACTACGAGTCGGTCTTCTCGGATAACGAGTTTTCGCATCGAGCCTGGAAGGATGGCGTCGTGATTGATGCACGCGACCGTATCACCTTTGTCCACGCGCATCCGCAATTCGGTCATGGTCAACTAGATGCGACCTATAAGCACAATAACCAGAGCGAGCGATACGAGCGAGGACGTGCTCTGTTTCAGCTGCGCAATCCGGACGCGGTGACCAAGGAGGCATCATGAAGACGCTGAAGGATGTCACGCTGATCGCGACGGATGGAGCTAATCCAGAGCGGACCGCTCGCGTCATGCGTCACTGCGAACGAATGTTTGGCTTTGCAGCCTCGGTGCTGATCGACACGCCGAAGAACTATCAAGATGCGATGCGCTGCGAGATCGAGGAACTGGCGTGCCACGTTCACACCTCGCACGCCCTGTTCGTCTCGCACGATGGCTGGATCATCAACCCTCAACTGTGGAACGATGACTGGTTGCAGTATGATATGATCGGCGCACCTTGGCCGGCAGCCTGGGGCACGAAGCATCGCGTGGGAAACACAGGATTCTGCCTACGCTCTAAGCGTTTCCTTGAGGCTACGGCCGCAGCGATTCCGCTTTGGGCTGGTCAGAACGGCGACGTGTTTACCTGCCAAGTCTTGAACCGGCCGCTGACTGAACTGGGCATGAAGTACGCGCCAGTCGAGGTTGCCGCTAAGTTTGCGTGGGAGCACTACATCGAGGAAGGCGACTGCGGACCTGCCTGCTCTTTTGGCTTCCACGGCTGGGTCGCCGGCAAGACGGCCGACCAGTACAACCGCCTGCTGCCATGAAGACCATTGTCTTAGTCTACCACGAGCGGCTGGGCGATATTCTCCGCTGCTTGCCAATAGCGAGGCACTTTGCGTCGATGGGATACGACGTAGCCATCGAGTGCCTTCCTCAGTATTACGGCGTCTTTGAGGCCGTCAGCTACGCGCGCCCGACATCGCCTGGGCGTGACCTCAAGGCACGGCGCATCGACCTGCAGATCTGGCCGGATAAGTACGTTGCTTTCCGCGCTAGTGGGAAGTCGTGGGAAGACTTCGTGTACGGGCTGCTGCCAGAGTGCGATGGCCTGGATCGCTCAATCGTCTTTGACCGCGTAGCTAGCACGTCGGCCGTGGAGGACCACCTGTACGGTCCACAGACTGCCATCGTTTCGCCTTTTGGCTATAGCCAGACGGTCAAGATCGCTCCGCACCTGATCTGCCAGTACGCCTTCCAGACCTTCGGCGCTCCGATGCGCATCTTGGCCGAGGAGCGGCAGGCCGAGGCGTGCATTGCCGCCGGCTGGTCTGAGTCTCTGTTTCTCACGGCACGGTCGATTCCTGACCTGATCCGGATGTTGCGTGACGCTCGGCAGGTGATGACCGTTAACTCAGCACCTGCCATCATTTGCAATGCCGTCCGCTCGTCCTACTGGCACATTCCCTCGGGCACGCCGCAGGATGATACGATCACCGCCAAGTCCAAGGTTGTGACATTTGAGCCATTAGTATGACCGTCCGAGACTTTGATCCAGTGCGCCTAGAGGCGGACTTTTCGGCCATTCAAGATCAGGCCGGCATCACGTTTAGCATCTTCAACACGGTTATCACCGGCGTCTGGAACAACTCGCGGAATATGTTCCAGTCGTTCGAAGATCAGCGCCGAGACGAGGGGCGCTTCACGGTATTTTTCTTGGCGTCGCAGGTCGTGACTGCTCCGCAGCTGACGACGACCGTCGTGCGTGCTGGGGTAACGTACTTCATCGAGAACATGGAGTTTGATGCCGAGGGCACCGGAGTTCAGATCGAGGTTCGCAAGTCGATATGATCGCCATTGAGGCAAGAACCCGAGAACTGGAAATGGCGCTCGGTCGTTTGGCGTCGGCTGCTGGCGTTGATTACGGCATGGTAATTAAGGAGGAGGCTAAGTACGTCACACAGCACATCATGAAGTTTACGCGGCCAAAACAGCGGAAAGACGGCGTGCAAAATATGCAGGTCGATATTCGCAAGTTGGCGGTCCCGCTTGACTATAACTACTTCAACAGCCGAGCCACGAAGGGCGGTTTCTACAAATCAATTGCTGGCTACATCAGAAGGCGCAACACTGACAAACTTAATGAACTGTTCCGACTTCCCAATCTTGCCTCGCTAAGTTGGCTACATGGGAAGGTGATGCTCGGCTCGTATCAAGAACTGGCCGCAAAGCATGTTGCGCTGCGTGATAGGTTCGGCAGAATCAGAGCGAATAGACCGTTTGCAGCCTACCGTAAGGACTTCAACACGTTGATCGGAAACAAGGAAAAGGTAGGTTTGGCCTCGCGCGTTGGCTGGCATTTGGCCGGCTGGATCCCTACAGCAAAGGCGACTGGAGCCAAGTATAAGAAGTTTGCGGAAAAGCTGGCGAACAAGGCAGGCGTCGTGACGTATGATTATACCAGTAAAAATCCGTTTATCATCGCGCGAAATCTGAACGTCAAGATTCCGCGATACCAGCAAATCGTTGTCCGTCCTGCATTGAGTGGACGCATTGCCGTCACTGAACGAAAACTTCAGCGTGTTTTGGCTGGGCACGCAGTCAATCTTGGATTTGTACGAGTTAAAGGTGACCGACTTCCTCCGGCCGCCACACCTCCGCTTCTCTCTGCATGAGCACACGCACACAAATTCGCAACGCGATTGCTGCCAAGCTAACTGCTGGCGGTGCAATCGTGCCGACCGCTAACCTGTTAAGAGGTCGGAATAACACCCTAACCTCAATGTCGTTTCCGGCGGCGGCAGTCTATGCCGTCGACGAGCAAATTGAAGTGCGTTCGCTAGCGCCAAGCAATCGTGTACAATACCGGCAACTTTCAGTTCACGTTGACTATTTTACCGCGCAAACCGGAGTGACCTACATTGACGACCTCTTTGACAGCGGCTCGGCTGCGGTCGAGACCGCGGTTTTGGAGGATGTCACGCTAGGTGGTGTCTGCGACGACCTACATCTGACATCTGTGCAATATGTGATGGAGGACGACGAGGACAAGCGCTGGGGCGTCGCGCGTCATACTTTCAACTGCATTTATCTAACCACTGACTAATATGGCAAACCACCTGGGCCGCGAAGGCACCGTTCGAATCAGCAGCACCACCATTGGCGAATTGCGGAACTACTCGTTGGCGCATTCGTCGGATGTCGTCGAGGACTCAACCATCGGAGATACATACCGCAGCCGCAAGGCGACCATGAAGACTTGGTCGGTTTCGGGCGATCTGTACTGGGACGAGACTGATGCCGGCCAGCTTTCGCTGACCATCGGCTCCTCTGTTACGGTCAATCTTTATCCGGAAGGAACCGCTTCGACTTCTACCTATTATACTGGCGGCGGCATCGTGACCAAGTTTGATATCAGTGCCGCGTTTGACGGGATGGTAGAATCTGCAATTTCCATCGAAGGGAACGGCGCTCTGAGCACCGTTACGGTCTAATGGAAGCAATCGACCTAGTACGCGAACACTTCGCCGCGCTCGGCACCCGCTCAATTGAGGTGCCCGAGTGGAAGCTGACGATCTACGCAACGCCAGTCACGCTGGCGGAGAAAAATCGGCTTTACCGCAAGGCCAAGGACAACGACATGGAGCTTCTAGTCGATGTTCTAATCTTAAAGGCAGCAGACAAGGACGGCAACAAGCTGTTCAACGCTGACCACAAGATGACCCTGCTGCACAAGGCCGACTCAAATCTCATTGCGCGTGTCGCCAACTTCATTCTGTCGGAGGCTGCGCCGCCAGTTGAAGAGCTAAAAAACTGATCCACGGTGGCGAGGGTGCCGACCTCCTCGCCATCTATGCATTAGCGGAAAAGCTCGGCAAGTTTGCGCATGAGGTCATGGCGATGCCGGCTCAGGAATTGACTGGTTGGCTCGCCTATTTTCACCATCAGCAGCAAGTGACCAAAAAACATGGCTGAAGCCTCATTCATTATCCGCGCAGTTGACGCGACTCGACAAGCGTTTGGTAATATCCAAAACTCGCTTGCTCAGTTGAAGCAGTCGTCGTCGGCGGCGGCGGCTTTCATGAAGCGCGCTTTCGATCCCAAGGCGCTCGGTTTTGGCCTTGCCTCTGCTCTGGGCGTTTCGCTCACTGCTGCGATTGATAAAGCAGTCGACGCCATAGGAAAACTTATCACGCGATTTGAAGACGTTAAAAAGATCGTCAAAGAAACCGCAGAGGAAGTTAAAAAGATTTACGGCACGGCCGCTTTTGAGGCATTAACGCAGGAAGGCCAGCTCAAGTCTGCGATGCAAAAACGCATCGAGATGGAACGTGAGATTGAGTCGCTTAGGAAGAAGACTGCGGTCGTCACAAAAGAAACAATGACGATGGATCGCACTGGTAGGGTGCGAACTGTCACCACGTTTGATAGTGCAGCTACTGTTGAAGAAGCCAATCGCCTAAAAGAACTGGATGTTGAATACGCAAAGCTAAATGTTCAGATCTCAAAACTAGATTCGCAGATCACGGGCGCTCGATTTGATAAACGAGCCGATGACTTCGGCAAAGCAGTCGGTAAAGTTACCGATGAATTTGAGCAGCTGATCGACGCTGTTCGCCGAACAAATGACGAGTCAGAGCAGGCAAGAATTTCGGCGGATCAAATGATGGTCGGGCTTGCTGAGCGTGAAAAGGATATGTTGGACCCGATGCGAGAGTACGCACGGCAGATTGATCTCGTCATCGGACTCAAGCACAAGCAGCTCCTGACAAGCGAAGAAGCAGAGCGTCGCATCAAGCAAATTGTAGAAGCGTCTGGCGAGTCTGGACGCAAGGCGATGGAGGACTATACCGCATCGTTCGAAGACTTTGAAAGGATGCGGGCGCTGGTTTCTGGTCGGCAAGCATCAGACGGCGAGCAGCTGAATGCGTTAAAGGCGAGAGAGACTGAGCTAGTGGCTAAACTCGCCGCCACTGGTGCTGGCGATCTGGAGAACCGAACCAAGCTGCAAAAGGAACTGGTCGCCGTTTACAAGGATATGTTGCCGCTGCTTGAGGAGCAGCGTCGCCTTGGCAACGAAGCCGGCGCGATGATTGCGATGGGCTTTGAAGATGCTATTTTTGCCGGCGAGAAGTTGTCCGATGTTTTGAAGAACCTTGCGCTGGATCTGATGCGGCTGATCTTTCGCAACGTCATTACGGCTCCGCTGGCGTCGTCCATTGGTAATTTCATCAATGCTGGTCTTGGCTTCTTGGCTGAAGGTGGACCCGCCAAGGCCGGCTCGCCTTATGTAGTTGGGGAACGCGGACCAGAACTCTTTATCTCTGGGACCAGCGGCACCGTGATTCCTAACGACCGGATGGGACAAATGGGCAGCGCGGCCGGCGGTCCAACGATCAACATCTCTTACAATATCCAGTCCGGCGTATCTCGGGCTGAGTTGCAGCCGATCCTTGATAATGAGCGCAAGCGTCTGCGTGTCGAGATTCCCGACCTTGTGCGCCGCGGTGGTTCCTACCGGAGCGCCTTTGCCTAAGCCATGCCGATCTCCTATCCACTTACGCCGCCTTCGCCGTTCAAGGTCAGCAAGCTATCGCTGACCGGAGTCTCGGCGCGTTCACGCTCGGTGTCGCCATTCACGTTTCAGGTGCAGCAGTACAACTGGCCTGGGCAGGGCTGGCTTGGCTCAGTCGAATGTCCTCCGATGGTGCGCTCAGATGCCGAGCAGGTCATCGCGTTTCTGTTGGCTGCACAGCGTGGGACATTTTACTTTCGCGATTACAGCAACAGCGCGCCGCGAGGCAACGTCACCGGCACGCTGACGGTGGCGAGTGCCACGGCCAACGGAACGACGCTAGGCATCTCTGGCGCGACTGGCACCTTTGCCGTTGGCGACTGGCTGCAAATCTCAACGTCACTCTACAAGGTCATTCAGGTGAACTCATCGAGTTCTGTTGACGTGTTTCCAGTGCTGCGCGCTAGCTACTCAGGCGGCACGTCGATTGTGACCTCAAGTCCTAAAGGTGTGTTTCGCCTAGGAAACAATCAGACTGACTGGTCGATTGAATTGGCCGGCATCTACGGCGTGTCGTTTTCTATCGTCGAGGAGATTCCACAATGAGCATTACCGCAGCAGGCAGGACCATGACGGCTGGCATGGTGGCCGAGGTCACCACTGCGCAGCTGTCACCAATTCTTATGGTGGACATGGAGTTTTCGACACCTGTTTACCTGTGGACTGGATACGGAACGCTGACCTATGCAGGCAAGGGGTATCTTGGTCTGGGAGATCTCGGGAACGTCGCACCAATTGAGGAGACGACGGACTTGTCGGCGCGTGGAGTCACGTTCCAGCTTTCCGGAGTTCCGACTGCGTACATTTCTCTTGCACTCAACGAGGACTACCAAGGCCGCAACTGCTCGATCATGCTCGGTGCGCTGTCGACGACGGCCTCGCTGATCGCGTCACCTGTGACTGTGTTTGTCGGCAAGATGGACGTGATGGCTATCTCGGACGATGGCGAGCAAGCGCAGATTACGATGAGCGCTGAATCGCGACTGATCGACTTTCGACGTGTCCGCGAGAGTCGCTACACCGACGAGGAACAGACCGCCATTGATCCGACCGACAAGGGTCTAGAATTCGTCACGGCGATTCAGGAAAAAACCATTTACTGGGGCAGTCCTAATCCGACCAATCCTGGTCTGTGGAACGGCGGCAATGACGCGCCAGAAATTGATCGCAATCCAGACCGCATTATATGAGCCGAGTCGACAACTGGCGCACGCTTCTCGCGCAGTTTATCGACGAACGTCGCGACCGCGCGTTTGAGTGGGGAAGCCATGACTGCTGCTTGTTCGCTGCCGACTGGATCAAGACAGCAACTGGATACGATCTCGCAGATGGATTCCGCGGACGGTACAACTCGGCACTCGGTGCGCATCGTCTCACCGCCTCTCTTGGCGGCCTAGTGCCGTTCGTGAACCACTGTCTGAAAGAAGTTGCTCGGCCTGCCTCAGTGAGCGAGGCGACCGCCGGCGATCTGATCGTGCGGGATTCGGGCGACGGTGATTGTATCGGAATTGTCCTCGGTGCGCAGTCCGCATTCGTGGCAAAGCACGGCCTAGAATTTTTGCCAACTGGCCTTCAAGCAGACGCTCGTTTCTGGAAACTTTAAGCCATGCCGAATCTGATTGTAAATGCCGCGTACTATCTCTGGCTTGGCCTACAGACGGCAGGCATCGCAATTTCGCAGACAGCAGCGATCTGGATCGTCAAGACTGTGGCAGTGGTGGGCGCTTCGATGGCGGCCTCAAAGCTGCTTACGCCGAAAATGCCGAGCATGGCCGATTCGCTCGGCTCTCGCGGTCAGATGGTGCGCTCACCAATCTCGGCGCGTCAGATCATCTACGGCCAGAGCAAGCTGTCTGGCACGGTCGTTTATCTTTCGGTTACTGGAACCAAGAATGAATATCTGCACATGGTGATCGCCGTTGCAGGCCATGAGGTGCAGGAGATCGGCGACGTTTACTTTAATGAGGACTTGGTGCTGACTGGATCGGCGGATGGTAGCGCGACCGGAAAGTACACCGGCTACGCGGACATTTACAAGAAGCTGGGCGCATCCGGACAGACCGCCTTCTCAACGCTAGTCACCGACACCGCCTCGCTGACCGATGGAAAGTGGACCAGCGCGCACAAGCTGACCGGCATCGCTTGCGTTTACGTTCGGCTGAAGTGGAACACCGAGGTGTTCGTTGGTGGCATTCCCAACGTGTCCTTCATCGTGAAGGGCAAGAAGGTCTACGATCCTCGCACAGCGACGACGGCATACTCTGCCAATCCTGCGCTGTGCTTGCGTGACTACCTCACGTCTTCGCTTGGTCTAGCGATGGCGAGTGCCGAAATCGACGACACCGCCTGCAACGTAGCAGCCAATGTCTGCGACGAGCAGGTGCAGATTCTGCCACTGTCTCCGGCTACCTACGAGAACCGCTACGAAGCACACGGCAGCATTACGACCAGCGAGGCACCGGACGCCGCGATTGCAAAGCTGCTCTCCGCGATGGGCGGCCTGATTGCGTACTCATCCGGCAAGGTGGTGATGTACGCTGCGACGTATCAGATTCCGACGATCAGCCTGAACGAGAAGCACTTCGTCGGGCCAATGTCAGTTACCACTCGCACGAGCGCGCGAGATCGAGTCAACACCGTCAAGGGCGTTTACGTTTCGTCCGAGAACCAGTGGCAGCCGGCCGACTTCCCAGTCATCACGTCGACGACCTACGTCACCGAGGACAACGGCATCAAGTACACGCGCGACGTATCGCTGCCGTTTACGATCTCGCCGTCGTGCGCCCAGCGACTGGCGGTCATCGAACTGCGACGCGCACGTCAAGAGATCATCCTGACTGCTCGTTTCCGACTAGAAGCAATGCAGCTACGCGCCGGAGAGACGGTGATGATCTCCAACACCAAGCTGGGCTGGACGAACAAGGTTTTTGAAGTGATGGAGTGGACCTTTGTGGCTGATGGTCAGCCGCCACAGCTGGCGGTCGACATGACGCTGCGCGAAATGGATTCGACTGTTTACAGCTATACCGTCTCGGACGAGATCGCGGTGACGCAGGCACCGAACACGACGCTGCCGAATCCTTTCAGCATCACCGCGCCGACCAACCTTACGCTGGTTGCTGATGGCACGACTCAGCAGTACCAAGCAGATGGTACGGCACTGCCACGCATTCAAGTGTCTTGGTCTGCACCGTCTGAGGAGTTCGTGCAGTCGGGCGGCTTCGTTGGCATTGAGTACAAGGAGAGCACCGCGACGACATACTTGCAGTGGGCGCGCGTGCCTGGAGACCAGACGCTGGAGTACATTTCAAGCGACGTTCGCATCGGCACGAACTACAACGTGCGCGTTTACAGCGAGTCATACTTCAAGGTTTCGTCGAGCTATGTTCTCGGCAGCGTCACCGTTGCGCCAGACACGACCGCTCCCTCAGTGCCGACCAGCCTCACCGCCAACATCGGCAGCGGCAAGGCGGTCAGCCTAGACTGGGACGATGTAACCGCTCCGGACTTTTCCGAATACGGCATCTACCGCAACACAACTGGCGTCACGCCGGCCAGTGCTACGTTCAGCAAGATTGCCGAGGCGCGCAGCTCGCGGTTCTTCGATGCCGAGGTCAGCGTTGGTACGACGTACTACTACTGGGTAAACGCTTATGATCGCCTGGAGAACGTGTCCGGCTTCTCCAACCGTGCGCAAGCGACGCCGCAGGCTATTACGTCTTCGCCTGACCTAACGCCGCCTAATACGCCGAGCGCTCCGACCTTCATCAGCGAGCGCGTCTACGAGTCTAGCGACGGCACGACAAGCGCCGCGATCTCGATCACTGTTCCTGGTCTGCCGACTGGAGGTATCGCGCTGGATATCTTGAGCCGCATCAGCGGAACCAACGGCTACAAGACCGAGGGCCAAGTCGATTCGGCAACGGCCACTGCCTTTGAGATCGACGACTTGGTGCCGGGAATCAGTTACGAGTTCGCGTGTCGTGCAGTGAACACCGCCGGCATCTTCTCCACAGTTTCGACCGCGTTAACTCGGACAGCACCGAGCGACACAATCGCGCCTAATGCACCAACCGGACTCAATGCCGCGGTGGGTACGGGCCGAGCGGTCTCCCTCTCGTGGACGGCAGTCACGGCGAACGACATTTTTGAGTACGGCGTGTACCGCAACACGACCGGAGTGACGCCGGGAACGACTGCCACAAACAAGATTGCCGAGGTCGGCGCTGACCGCTTCGTCGACACGACGGTCAACTTTGCAACGACGTACTATTACTGGGTCAATGCGATTGACGCGACCGAGAACTATTCGGCCTTCTCGTCCTCGGTCAACGCCACGCCGGTTGTCGTCACGTCTGGCTCGATTGACTCCACGGCGCCCTCAGATCCGACTGCGCTGACCAAGATCAGCGACAGCATCTATCTCGCCAGCGATGGTGGCGCTCGCGTTCTCGTCACCGTGACCGTTGCCGCGCTGCCGTCCGGCGCTCGCATTCAGAACATCGTCTACCGGAAGCAAGGCGCTGCGACTGGTTACGAGATCGCCGGCCAGTTTGGAAACTCTGGCGCCATCTCTGCGGTCCTCGATGACCTGACGCCTGGCGTCACCTACGACATCGCATCGCAGGCTTGGTCGTTTACGAACATTCCGAGCAACGTGGTGACGGCTGCGTTCTCGCCGTATCTCGCGATCACGTCTACGTCTGCGCCTGCGACTCCTACGGGCGGCAATCTAAGCGGCGATGGAGTTGCGCCTAAGTACTTTCCCGGCACCGAGGTCTTTTTGTTCGGCACTCGCGTTGGCTGGTCACCTAACACCGAAAAAGATCTGGCTTACTACGAGGTCAAGGCAACGACCACCGATTCGGACAGCGCAACCAATTATTCGTGGACGCCCTACGATGGGGCAAATAGCATAGTTCAGACGCGCAACACCACCTGCTTCCTATACAACGCGACACTCGGCGCTGGTTATGTTAGAGTCCGTGCGGTAAACCGTGCTGGCGTGGCATCTGGCTGGGCGTCTCTGGGAAATGCCAACTCGATTGGCAACTCATCAATCGGCACCGGTAACCTCGCCGGCCAGAATGCAAACGATGTCGACGTAACGGGCGGCACGGTCGCCAGCGTAACCATGAACGCCGTGTCGATTACGGCGACCAAGGTCAAGGTGCCGATCACGGTATCGGGCACGCAGTATCGCGGCCTCGAGGCCAACGAAACGACGGCTGTGGACGTGTACGCGGTCAACCTCCGCGTGTACGATAACACCAGCACTCAAAAGTTTCGCGTCGATAACGCGACAGGCGAACTTTACGTCCAGTCTAGTAAGGTAGTATCCACCCGGTACGCGACAACTCCAACGACGCTTAACGAAGTCATCTCCGCACTGCAGCACCACGGCCTCGTTCCGTAACCTATGGCACTTGAACTTTCCATCACCCTTCCGAACGGCGCGACTGGCGACTACCTCCGACTGACTAGCGTCGAGTGGGACCGCAACCTCGGCAGCGCACTTGGTTACCTCGCGCTGTATCTCAACGCTGCGCAGGCTGCCTCTGCTCCGGCCTATCCGCTCGGCCTCGTCGCACAGCTGAACGTGCGCGATGATGTCTTCGCGCAGTACCTAAGCAACTCAGCGCTGAACGGTGCCAATGACCGACTGCTTGCGCAGATGTACGC